TTACTATTTCTAATTAAGCAGGAAGCGCGTAAGTAGAAGTGCTAGAGTCAGCAACCAAAGCGAAAGGACCGTTAAAGTCGCCTTCGATAGTTACAGCAATAGTAGCCTGTAGGCTGTCAGACAAAGAAGGAGCGATCTCGAAAGATGCTACAGTACCGAAGAAGTAGAAATCAGCAAATTTGTCAGCGTTGTCAGCAGTAAGGATACCAGAAGCATCTGTAGCTATGTCCGCATCAGCAATACGTACACGGAAGCAAAGACGAGCGGCGCTTTTACGCAAGACGTCTAGTTCAGCGTGATCAGCAGGAACGTAGTTCAGAGTGAATTCCAAAGAAGGAGCATCAGACTGTCCAGAAACCTGTGAGCTTGTAGATTGTCCGTAAACAGGAACGTTTACGATGTTAGCTGGAGTTCCCAAAGAAGGGAATTCACGGATGTTACCAACGTGCTTAACTGCGGCTTCGAGAGTTTCGTCAGTTGCAGTTTCAGTTGCTAAGATAGCAGTGCTGTTGCTTACGAAAAGAGCAAGTAAGTCAGCGGCAGAGCTGTTAGCGTTTTGTGCGGTGTTAGCCACGTAGTCCAAAGTAGTGAACTTTGACGCACCGATAGAAGTGATATGTGCCATTGTTGTTAACCTCAATAGTTAAGTTGTTTAGTTAAAATAGTTGAAGTCTACAGTATAATCGCCTCGGTACAACTCAGGGTTATCTCGATCGATTCCCAAGACAGATAGCGAACTCTCTTGAGTCTGAGTACCTGTACCTAGGTGTTTATTCTGTAGAAGTGTATCTAGTACATCTGCAATTTCCATTAGACGCTTAGAGCCTTGGTTTGCTTTAATGTAGACTTGAATTATGATTTGACCTGTAATTCCGAATCTGCTATAATCGCTATTACCACTGAGTGGTAGTATTTCTATTTTAACAAATTCTTCTTTACTGGCCGGAACCATATAGTTAGCAGGGAAAGCGCTTATGCCTGTATTGTTCCACAGTACACTCGCAAATTGGCTTTCTACATCAGTTAAGATGTCAGTAAATTTAGCCATTGGTTATCCCTCCGTCACTAGTAGTGTTATCAAACCCGGTGAATGGGTAAAGTTAATTATGGTATGATTGACTTCGTTTATAACGATAGTATCATATAAAGCAGGGTTAGAGAGTTCCTTCTCTTTTACATAGACCTCTTTCCGAGGAGCTAGTATTTCTTCTGCGTCTGGCTTCTGCTCTACACTCATAACTATAGCATCTATAGTCGTGGATGTAATAGTGGCTGATGCCGTTCCAGTTGCAAAGTCGTAAGAACCCTTAGTCGATGCTTGTAGCGTGATTTTCTCTGCTATGTCGCCGACTGCGTTAAATGCTTTATCTACTGCTTGTTCTATTTTTTTACGTAGAGACATAATTAATACCCCTCCCAGTTCCTTCCTGAACCTTGAATCATTGGTTTGATCAGCTGGCTTACTGCCGCTGGATTCTTGGAGGTCTCTTTGACGTCTTTCAACTCAATTGGACCTACCTTGATATCCTTGATCGAACCACTAGAATCCAACAATCCATCGTTATTTGCTAGGTGGTATGCTAGTTCGTAGCACGCCGACCGCAATTGACGGATGTCTCGTTTCAGGTTGGTATCCGTTTCATCAGTGGACACAAATGTGTACGTTGATGTAAAGGAGGATGAAACACCACGCGAGGAATCCCTGTAGGATCCCTGACGTGGAAAGGCTAAAGCTTGGTCTGCATCAACTGCAGAACCGTGCCAACTCTTCTGATCTAACATCCGAGTTGCTGTAACTAAAGCCTGTTCTTTCATTTCGTCGCCCATTATCGCCCAAGCCGCCGCATCCATTCTATCTTCGAAGTAACTATCTGCTTCACTAGCTGTAACGTATGAATTAACACCTTTTGTAAGTGCCATAGAAGTTACTCCTTTAAGTTAGATTAGGCGTGGAAGATTGGCAAGATGCCGAGGTTAAGAAGGTCTGACTTACGATCCCAAGCAGGAGTCGCAACAGAACCAGCGTATGCTGCGTTAGTAGCGAATGCAGTCTGAGTACCAGTGAAGCTGTAACCACGGGCGTGCATGACGTATCCCCAACGGTACCAAGCTGTAGTACGGCCAGAACCACTTCCAACACCTTCGTTGCGATCGATTGCAACAGGGTTAGGAACAGAAACGTTGTGCATGAACAAAGAACCGGGAAGCATCATGTAAGATACTTTAGCAGTAGTGATAGCAGTAGTTCCAGACAAAGCGCTGTGAGTTACTGAACCAAGACCTTGACCGAAGTTACGTGAAACGATTACTCGAATAACGCCACCAAGAAGAGTTTCGAAGCTGATGTTTCCGTCAGTTACTCGCTCATCGTCTACCAAGTTGGCGACTTTGATGTCAAGATAAACTTCAGGAGAAACAACCAAGTATACGAAATCTGGAGTGTAGTCGCTCCATGCACCCATAGCGCGGATGATGTGCTCAACACGTTGGCCAGGAGCAGAAGCGCTCAAGTCAACAAGCTTCTCTAAAGAAGAACCAGTACCGATAGTGTCGCTAGAAGCGGCAACGTAACCGAAAGACTTGCTTCCGTCTGCGTCTACAGCGTTACCAGCAAACAAATCGCTGTACTTAGTACCAGACAGATCGTTAGCAGTCTTAAGCTCAGTGTTCATTACACCAGCAAGACAGCTACGTAGAGCCTGATCTTCGTCTTCAGCACGAGTCTCAGCGAAGTCACGAGCGATCTTAGCCATTCCGTCTTGTCCAGAGATTACGCTCTGTACCAAGTACTCGTTAGCACCGTGAGTTCGGACAGTCTTGATGTAAGTCTGTACTTCAGTGCTGATGTTAGTAGTTCCACCGTAGTTCTCGTCTTGAGAAGCAACGTTAACAACTGCAGAGCCAGAGCCAGCTACGTCAGCAGAAGCGTTAGAACCGCCTACAGCGTAGTTACCGAGAGGCTTGTAGAAGCGAACCTGACCGATGAAGTCTTCGCCGTTTGCGTTGATGTTAGCATCCATTCCTACTAATTGAGTAGAAACGATTTTCTTTGCACGAGTGTACATCTCATCGCTGTATGCAGAGATTGCTTTGTTCAGTGTGCCGAATGCACTTGAAGAAATAGCCATTGTGAATTTCCTTTAAAAGTTAAGTTAGTTGTGTTAAAAAGTTAAGTTAAATCGATCGTCCATATTGATCATCGAAGTGTCCAGCGGCGGCGGCCGCCATTATTTCATCGGTGCTCATATCTGTGATAGATTTGTTCGAGTCAAAACCTCCAGTTGCAACGGACGTAGCTTGCTGTCCAGTTCCAGAGGATTGTTTTGGTTTAAATAAAAACTCTTTGTCATCGTCCTTTCGGAAGCTATCAATGAAGTCTTTTATTGAAGATCCTGTACGGTGTACCCACTGTCCTTCAGCATTCTGAGTCAGTTGGTCCACTACGTCACGATATGCAAAGTCAGCCGCAGTATCGTTTCGGAAATCCAAGCCTTTTAATGCATCACGGACTGCACTATCACGGGTTAGTTGTGTGATCTGCTTGTCGCGAGCTTCCAGCTTCGCACTCATTTCAGCCATCTTTAAATCTGAGGCTTCTTTGTGCTTACCTTCTTCTTCAAGACGTCCAATAGTAGCGGCTTTCTTTTCTTCCTCGAAAGCTACTGCTTTAGATACTGCTTCGTCTCTTTGACTATAGGCGCTGTTCAGCTTTTCCTTGATTCCAGCTAGTTGCTCATCTACTTGAGCCTGAACAATCTTGGCTAGTTCAGCTGAATCCATTGCTGGGGCTTGTACTTCTACATTTTCTTCAGTATTAATTTCATTTTCGTTTGACATTTTATTGCTCCTAGGTCACAGACCTGTAAGTTTATTATATTGTGAGTCGGGAACGTCCCTATCACGTAGAGTTAGTTTAAGTGGATATCATGGTCCAATACCATACCAATCCCATCCTTCTGGAATTTCAGCGAGGATGTCTTTACGGGTAATACCGTCTTGCGGGTTTAAGAGACCGTCATCAATTGCTTTCTGAACTAGCCGCTTGTAAGACTCATCTGTGAGTCCACGTTTCCTCATTTCCTTGAGAGTGTTTAAGAGTGAGTCGCCTTCTATCGCATCGCCATAAATGTCCCGAAGGGCAAATTTAGCTTTAACAGAGTGGCCTAAGTTAGTGAAGAAACCATCGTGAATGGTAGCAGTCTGAATACGATTCTTCTTGCCCCATAGGTGAAATCTCCTAACTATACTGGCATCATTCATATGATTACCATTTACTCCCAAACCACTACGAGCGCCAATTATCGACTGATGACCAACAAACTTACTGTCTGTTACTGTGTCCTCGTATATGTTTGAAACCTTTCGTCCAGTTACAGGATCTTTAAATTCAATCCGTTCTTGAACGACTGGTCTATATCGTTGAAATAACAACTTACCATCCATCGTGACCCAAGGGATATCAACCTTATTGGATTCCGTGATGTAAGTAGTCGCAACCTCTTTCCAGAAAGATACAAACTTCTCCGTTACTGGAGCAATATCTTTCAAGTGTCCTGACATGATTTCAGCAGTTTCTTTAAACTGTTGAGGGCCTATCAGTCCACCTTTGACGTTGGTCAACTTTCTAACGAACAACTCTGAGTCGGGATGCATGTCCTGTGCCATAGCAATGAGTCTGTTCCCGATTGGAGCGTTGTTATTAATAGCGTAGTTGATCTCACCTTTTAATTCTTTAAGTGAGAGCGAAACGGAAGTTAATCCGTCTGCATCTGCTTTCGCAACCTGAAGGTCTAACTGCTTGTTAAACGTTCGTAGTTCAGAAGCTGATACAACTGTATATCCTTTCTCAGCGAGTGCTTTTGCTAATTTACCTTCAATAGCACCTGCCTGCGTAGCTTGTCCAGCACCATAGAATGCAACCAGCGATTGACCTTTGGCTCCTTTTGCAAGGTCACCAAAACTAATGTCGTTTCCGATAGGATTAATTTTCCTAAATCGGGGGTCTGACATTGTGCGTTCTGCAACCAGATCGTACAGGCGATTCTTTCGGCTTGTAGCTACTACGTTTGAGGCTTCCGCTAATGCTCTGTCTCTTGTCGTTAAGGCAATCAACTGCGCACCAGATGCAGATGCATCGTTTTCGTTTCCTAACTTGGTTTTGTAAGTTTTTAACTTTGCTATATTAGTAAAGTCTCCTTCTACGTGATTGTAAATACGAGTGTATTCCAATGCAAACCTTGCTAGTTTAGGTATCTCTTCTGCTTCCGTAGCAAGAATCAAAGGGTGTTCTAAGAACTCTCTTATTCTTCTGTCTTTCTGAGTTTTAGAAAGTAACAACTCTCCAATTTCTCTAAAAGCTTTTTCATTATTACGGAAGGATTGAAGCCGCCCTTGGTTAGTTAAAACACTAAATGCTTCACCAACCAGAGTACCTA